GGGGAATATGCTCAGAATACTTCAGTATATGCTAATAGAGATAATGCTAATAATCAATATTTAGGTGAATACGCAAATATGATGAACAATTTAGGTCAACAATATGTACAGAATACTGTACTTACTAATGACTTAAACGCTCGTAATAGAGCTGCTGCAAGAAACTTTGGTGCCACTGCTGCTGGTCAATTGGGTCAATGGTCTCAGACTAAAGAAAAGATGCGTAATCAGGCACGTAGAGATCGTCAGATATTACCTTACTTACAGAATTTCTTAAGATACGGTACAGTAAATAGTTTAGTTGATAGTTTAACAGTATAATTATGGCAGTAAATAGATATGACAATCCTGCACAAGCTCAATTTATAGATACCTATGTTCCAATCCCTTTTGAACAATTATATACATTGGGTAAGCAGGCAAATGAAAGAGTTGACAAAGCTTTAGCAGATTATAGAACTGCTGCAAATACATGGGCTGATTTTCAATCGCAATCGATGAAAGATATGCAAACCTGGGATGCAGAAACCAGAGGTAAAGTACTTCCGATTATTGATCAAGCCGCTAAAAATC